TGGCCACGCTGAAGCGGCTGGAGGCGCTGCAGAACTACCGTTACAGCAAGGACTCCGAAGCGATCACCGAGCCGCTGCCCTGCAGCTACGAGGATCTGGCTGACCAGGTGCTCTGCGGCTGGGGCGACGAGGTGGTTGACCCCGATGGCGAGGTGGTCGAGTTCAGCGACGGGGCCAAGGCGCGGATGTATAAGATCCAGGGCGCTGCCGCTGCGATCTTCACCGCCTGGGTGGATAGCGTCGGCAAACCCTCTGAGAAATCCGCCGCGAAGGCCGGAGGGTTCCGCGCAAAAAACTCATAGACGCGGCGCGGTTCCTCGCCGCTGCCGCGAAGGGTGACCCAGCCGACGATGGCAAGGATGCGGCTGATGCTGCAGCGGTGTTCGGCCTGGCGGTGCCTAAGGTAGAGCGGCGGCCGGAGACGTTCGGCCTGCTGGCAGAGAACGTCGAGGCGATCGGGTGGTTTATGAAGCTGCAGACCCAGTGGCGGATGGGGATGAATGGCCCTGTGGGGCTGGACTATCAGGTGTTCTTCCTGTGGGCCAAGGATGAGGGCGTGAAGCGCAGCGATCGGGTGTGGCTACTGGAGGATCTGCGGTTGGTGGAGCGGGAGTTTTTGGGGGTGATGAGGGCGGATCCGTAGGCTGATCTCAGGACTGGCGAACAGATAACCAATGGCCCGGATGAGCCTGGATACCGCCATCCGGCTCTCAGCCGAGGTGAAGGGCGGCGGGAATATCGACCGGGTGAAGAAGTCGCTGCAGGATCTGGGCAAGAACAGCCAGACCACGGCACGCGAGATCAGCACTTTGCGGGCGGCCACGTTTCAGTTCGCCCGCGCCAACGACAACACGATCGCCGGGATCCGCAGCAGCATTGGCGCATTCCGTGGACTGCAGGAGCAGGCCAAGATCGGCAGCCGCGAGTTTCAGCGGTACGGCGCCGAGATCCAGAAACTCGAAGGGAAGCTGCGGGGCCTTGACGGCACGGCCACCGCAGCTGGTGATTCGATGGGCCGCAGGTTGGCGGCAGGCCTCGCCAGCAGTCTGGCTACCATCGGCGCTGGCAGGGCCATTGGCGGATCGCTGGGCGCCGTGGTGGCGAGTGAGGAATCAGAACGGCGGTTGAGGTCGCTGTCGCAGGGGCTCGACGATTACAGCAGGGTGCAGGCCGCCGCCACTGCTGCTGCGCAAAAGTTCGGCACTGCGCAGACGCAGGCCAATCAAGAGTTCGCGCAGATCTACGCCAGGCTGCGGCCAATCGGACTGACGCTGGAGGAAGTCAGCACCGTCTACAACGGATTCAACACTGCGGCCAAGCTGAGCGGCACCACCTCAACTGAGGCAAGCGCGGCGTTCCTGCAGCTGAGCCAGGCGCTGGGCACTGGCGTCCTGCGCGGCGAAGAGCTGAACAGCGTCTTTGAGCAGACCCCCGCAGTGGTGCAGAGCATCGCTCAGGTGATGGGTGTGCCGATCGGCCAGATCCGCGAGCTGGCGAAGGAAGGCAAGATCACCGGCGACATCGTGTTGACAGCCTTAGGGCGGATCGAACGCGACGGCGCCCTCAAGCTGGCCGAGGCGATGAAGGGCCCGGCGCAACAGTTCCGCAACCTGCAGATTGCGGGGCAGGAGCTGCAGATTCAGTTCGGGCAATCGCTGCTGCCAACCACCATCGCGCTCACTAAGGCGGCGACCGGGCTACTGGAGCAGACCAGCAAACTGCCAGAGCCGGTCAAACAGATTGGAGCCGCTGCGGCCGTTGCCGGTGTTGCCGTTCTCGGCCTGACCACGGCGATGAGCGCCATCGGAGGGATCACCGCTGCAACGAAGGCTATGGAGGCCTACGCCGTGTCAGCAGGCGTCGCCACCAAGGCGCAAGTAGGTCTGAACCTCGCCGTGCTGGCTAACCCCTGGGTGCTGGCTGCGGCCGGCATCATCGCGGCCACCGTGGCGGCCTACAAGTTCATTGAGCCGTTCCGGGAGTTCGTCAACACCTACCCGGAACGGTTCAGGATCTTCTGGGGATCAATCGCTGCCGATGCTCAGGCGTCGTTCAAGCGCATCACCGATGCGGCCACGGCGATGGGCCAATTCCTGGCCAAGGGCGTGCAGAACATCGCCAACAGCTTCGCAACGATGTTCGGCTGGATTCGTGCCCGCGCTGGCGAGGCCCTGCGCGCCATCGGCGTTGACGGCCAGTGGCTGGCGGGCGCCATGCAGAGCGTTTCCACCACAATCGGCAACGTGTTCTCTGCGGCGTTTGATTTTGTGCAGTCGAGATGGCAACAGACCATCTCCAACATGATCAACTACTCCAATCCGTTCACGGCGATGCTCACCACGATGGGCATCAACGTGGGGGATGCTGCTGTAAGCGCGATGCAGACGGGTCAGCAACGGCTGCAGGCGGCTGGTGTGCCGAACACCTACACCGTGGGCGGTATCACCTACGACACGGCGACGGGTCGGCCTGTGGCTGGTGCTGCGCCTACGGCCGCGCCGCCTCCTGGGGCTGTGCCGCTGCCGGTTGTGCCCGCCCCGGCTGGAGGGGGTGGGACTGGCAGTGGTGGAGGAGGGGGTTTAAGCAGCAGCGCAGCGGCCCGCGCCACCGAGAGGGCGACCGAATCCATGGGCGCTCAAATCGCCAAGTCCATCCAGCAGGCGCTCAGCCTGACCCCGGCGCAAGCCGCTGGCGTGGTTGGCAACCTAATCCGAGAGTCGGGTCTTAATCCCCGGATCAACGAGGGCGGCGCCGTCGGACTGCCTCGCGGAGTGGGCGGCTACGGGCTGGCGCAATGGACCGGCAGCCGGCAAACCGATCTGGTGCGCTTCGCTGGCGGCGCTGCTGCGGCTGGCAACCTGCAGACCCAACTGCGGTTTATGGTGTCTGAGCTGCTGGGCCCAGAGTCACGGGCACTGGCGTCGCTGCGGCGTGCCACGTCCCCGGAAGAGGCAGCGGTGGTGTTTGATCGGGACTACGAGCGCAGCGGCATTAAGGCGCTGGGTGAGCGCAAGGCCAACGCTCGCAGGGTGTTCACCGAGATTGAAGGCACCGGACCCGGCGCGGGGCTGGGTGATTTCGCGTCGCAGCTGCAGGATCAGGCACAAGCCGCCCAGCAACTCCAAGAACAGCAAGCCGCCGCACAAAAACAGCTTGAACAGTTTAACGAAGAGCGGGCCAAAACTGCCGTTCAACTTAATAACGAAGAGGATTTGCTAAGGGCTACAACCGATGAGGCAAAGCGCCGACTGGAGTTTGAAATTGAGATTGACAACATCACTCAGCAGCACCTAGAGAAACTGCAGAGCCTAAAAACGATTGAAGAAGAGATCGCCCGGCTCGGCGGCGTGGCTGAAACCGCCGCCATCCGCGAAGGACTGGAGCGCGAAAAGGAGCAACAGCTGGCACTGGCTCGGCTCAGGGCAGAACAGGATCTGAACGAGATCCTGGTGGAGCGCCAGCGCATGATGCAAGACCTCACCCGCCAAGCATCTGAGCCGACGGTGTTTAACGTGCTGGAGCAGCAGAAGGCGCAGCTCGATGAGATTCTGCAAAGGTACCCCGCCATCGGTCAGGCGGCTGATGCTGCGGCCACCCTGGCGACCAACGGCATGGCGGAGATGATCGCCGGCACCAAGTCCGCCAAGGAGGTGTTCGCCGACTTCCTGCAGGGCATCGCCAGCGCGCTGATTGACACGGCAAAGAAGATGATCGCCCAGTACATCGCCATCGGCATCGCCCGGATGTTCGCCGGGATCGGTGGATCTGCAGTTGGCGGGTTCTCTGGTTCCTCTGTCGGCCCGTTCGGCGCTGGTGGCATCAGCCCCGCCCTCAGCTTCCCCACTACCGGCTTCGCCAACGGCGGCATCATGTCCCCATCCGGCCCGCTGCCGCTGAAGGCCTACTCTCGCGGTGGCGTCGCCAGCACCCCCCAGGTGGCCCTATTCGGCGAAGGCTCGATGAATGAGGCCTATGTGCCGCTGCCCGATGGCCGCCGGATCCCCGTGGCGCTGCAGGCCCCGGACGGCAACCGTGGCGATCGGATGCGCGAGCTGATGGGTGCATCACCTGCCGGCAACAACGCCGCGCCGGTGCTGAGCATGAGCTTCGAGACCACCACGATCAACGGGGTGGAGTACGTCTCCCGTGACCAGCTCGAATCGGCAATGGCCGAGACCCGCAAGCGTGCCGCCAATGATGGCGCCAAGCGGGGCATGAGCATGACGCTGGACAGACTGCAGCAGAGCCCAGCAACCCGTAGCAAGGTGGGCATCCGCTGATGGCCGCGACCTTCCCCGATCTGAAACCGAACGAGCGGCAGATGACGCTCGGCACCTACCCAACAAAGGTGTTCCGCACCATGGCGGGCACGACGGTAAAGCGCCGGTACGGAAACAAAAAGTTCGGCTATCAGCTGCGCCTCACCTTTGCTAACCGCCGCGATCGGGACATCCTGCAGGTGGTGCGGCACTACGAAAACATTGATGAAGACGATCGCTTCGAGCTGCCGCCTGAGACGTTTGCGGGCGTCACCACCACCGGCCAAAGCAGCAGCCCGCAGCGCCCCGGCTTGCGCTCAATGCTGCGCTCCCCTGATGGCTGCCTGTGGGAGTATGCCGGCCCGCCGTCGATCCAATGGGCCGGCAATGAGATCAGCAGCATCACCGTGGAGTTGGTGGCGGAACTGAACGTATGAGCACGATTCGCATCGCTCAGCTGTTCAATCTGCGCACCAGCAGCGGCACCCGGCACCGCTATCAGAACTATTTTGTCGCCCAGGAGTACACCTACCTAGGCGCCAAGTATGACTTCGCTCCGTTCCAAGTGAGTGGCGCGATGGCCAGCCTGGGCGGCGACAATGAAACCGTGCAGGTGCTGTTCCCCAACCTAGAGGTGGTGCTGCGGCTGGTGGAGGAAGGCGACGGCAACCGGCTGAGCGAGTTGACCCTGACCACCCTCTGGCTTAACGCTACCGGCGCAATCGCCAACCAGTACGAGGATTATTATGTGGGCTCAGGTTCCGGGTTCAACGATGACACGGTGGAGCTGCGGTTCAGATCAGCGATGGATTCAGTCGGCAGCAACTTCCCGGCACGCACACTGACCAGCCAGAACGTGGGCATCCTGCCGCTCAATGCGGAGCTCTACCTGAGATGAATGATCTGATCGGCTTGGCGTATCGGTGGGGCTGCCGGCCTGGCGATGGCAGCGGATGCACGGACTGCTTCCAGCTGGTCTGCGCAGTGCGGCGGCAGCTAAGCCTGCCGGATCACGCGGCGCAGTTTGAGTGGGTCTACCGGGAGCACACAGCCGAGACGTTCGGGCTGCTTCACCTGCGGCGGCTGCTGGCCTCTCTGGCCGATCCTGTGGCCGCGGCCCTGCCGGGCGACCCGATCTTGCTGGGCGGCACTGCAGCGGCGCTGGGTGTGGCAGTGGATGGCGGGGTGATGTTCATTGCCCCTGGACAGACTGTGGTGATGGCGCCGCTGCCGCAAGGCGCCGGCCAGTGCTACCGGCTGCGATGAGACGACTGCTGCCCTATGAGCACCAGCTGATTGAGCAGCTGGGCGTGAGCCAGGAGGACTACCTGGACTTCATCGCGGCGCAACAGAGGGACTACAGCCGCAGCATTGAGGATCAACAGGCGGAAATCCAAGCGGGCCCCGGCGCAGTCGCCCTTGCGCTCACGGTGGTGGGCATCCTGTTCCAGGTGGCCAGCGCCCTGCTGCTGCGGCCATCGGTGCCGAGCGCCGGTCGCAGTCCGCGGCAGACCCGTGAGCAGCGCTTCGCCCCACGGTTCGGGTTCAACAGCTCTCAGGAGCTGGCCCAGTACGGCGAGCCGCTGAATCTGGTCTACACCAACACCGCGCAGAATCCACGCGGCGGCGTGCGTGTGGCCACGTCGCTGGTGTGGTCCAGCGTCCGCAGCTATGGCAGTTCGCAATTTATGCAGCTGCTGCTGGTGGCCGGTGCTGCCAGTATCCGCAAGATTGATTGGGACCGGGTGGCATTCGGCCAGCTGCCGCTGCGGGAGTTCGCCGCATCCAAGACCTGGCTCTATTTCAACCAGAGCGGCAACGCCAGGTTCAACCAACGGCAGATCGGCGATGACAGCGACCCCTCCCGCGAGGGCGCCGCGCCGGGTGATGACGTGTGCCGGATCATCGATGGCGCAACTCGCCGCAGCGGCTACAGCCAGGCATTCAGCCCCAGCAGCTTGACCAGCTGCGGGACATTCAATCCGATCCCGATCAACGTCCAGCTACAGGAGCGCAACAGCAAGGGCGACATTGTGACCGCCAACAACGGCATCACCCTGACCACCAACGGATGGGGCGCTGGCGGCAGTGGTCGCTACACGGTCGGCACACAGATCACGCTGGTGTTCGCTAAGACCCAGGACAAAAAAACCAACATCGCCGAAGAGGCCGCCCAAGAGCAGCGCTACCAGCTGGTGAGCAGCCTGGACCGCGGCAGCACCTACCAGCTGGGCACTGCCCGATTCGCTCTGCTCAGCATCACCGACAACACCAACCTTGACGACAACGAGGTGCGGGCCACGTTCCGCTGTATCGCTGCCGGCCGCACCCCGTCAACGCCCTACGGCGACAGCAAAGCGCCGGAAAACGGCGCAAAGGATGATGACTTCTACACCAAGGCACTGTGCAAGGCCGACAGCGCCGCGTATCAGACGGTGACAGCCTGCGAGATAGTGTCGTTCTCAATGCGGGTCAAGCTGTTCCGCCGCATCCAGGGAAGGCAGAAAAAATACGGCGACAGCGAGCCCGAGGGCTATAAGGCCAGCGACAACGGCATTAAGCCCCGAATGGCGTTCTTTCGGGTGCTGTATCGGCCGCTCAATAGGTCTACTCAGGATCTGCTGCCGCTGATTATCGCCTGCCGCAGATCCGCCGACCTCGACCATTTCATCAGCCTGGACTTCCGCGCCGGTAGCAGCGGCCAAAAGTGGGAGTTTGAGTTTCAGCCGATCAGCGACCTGGCGGCAGAGCGTGCACAGAACGGCCAGCAGCAAGTGGCCTTGATCGAGAACAGCGGCAAGGGCGAGAGCTTCGCGCACGGCGGCAATCAGTTTCGATGGGTGGGCAACCTGAAAGACATCAGCTCAGCGCTGAAAGATCGCGGGCCGGTGCTCACCAACGAGTGGGATCTGTTCAGCGTCCGCAGCGACACCGATATTCAGTTCAGTTTCGAGGCGGGCCCAGAGTTCCAGATCACGGCCGTTACAGAGCAGCAGCTGGGATCGACCGAGGGCAAATACAGCCGGATGAGCACCATGGCATTCGGGGTATTCTCCGGCCGCGGCGTGCAGGATCTGCGCAGCATCTCGGCGTTCGTCACCGAGGGCAAGGATTCCTGGGTGGTGAATGATGACGGCACCTACAGCAAGAGCGCTAGCAGCACCAGCTGGGCGCCGGACATCTTCGCTGACACGGTGCTGGACAAAGAAAACGGCATCGGCCGGTATGCCAAGCCATCCGGCGTGGACTGGCAGAGCCTGGCCCTAAGCAAGCGGTTCTGCCAGAGCAGCGGCCTCGGGTGCCAACTGTTCATGGATCCGCTGATCGCTGAGGTTGGATCCTGGCGGCAGTTCTGGGCCGAGGTGGCGCCCTACTCGCTGCTGGAGTTCGGCAAGATCGGCGGAAAGGAAACGTTAGTGCCGGCAGTGCCGGTGAACAGCAGCGGCCGTGCCAATCGCCGGGTGAACATCTCGGCGCTGTTCACCACTGGCAACATCCTGGAGGGCACTTACCGCGAAGAGTTCCTCGACTACGGCGCCAGCGTTCAGGATCTGATCGCCACGGTGATCTACCGGGAAACAGAGGAAGATGACGTGTTCCCGCGCAACGCCAGCGTTGATGTGCGGTTGGTGGATGCCGTTGAGGATGCAGCGATCCGCCAGACGTTCGACCTATCGCAGTTCGTTACCCAGCGCAAGCAGGCGGTCCTCTACGGCAAGCTGCTGTGCAATCAGCGGCGATGGGTGCGGCGCGGCATTGAGTTCCAGACCTTCCCCACCGACACACCGGTAAGCCCTGGCGCCTACATCTACGTGGACGTGGGCCTCAATACCTGGGCCCGGATGACAGCCGGCGTGGTGATGCCTGGCGGCGTGCTCAATGCCCCGCTGAGCGATCGGCTGCACGATGGCACCTATGCGGCGCTGGTGTATCGCAGCGGCGGCAACGTCCGCTCGCTAGCCAGCGTGACGGTGGCGGACGGCAAGGCCAATGCTCTGCGCGATGACGTGGGCGCAATGTTCGTGCTGGGCGCCGTCACTGATCGCAGGCGGGTGTTTCGGGCAACAGAGGTGACGATGAGCGAGGAAGGGGAGGTGACGGTTAAGGCGCTGGAACACCCCTGCGAGACGGTGGACGGCAACCTGCTGAGCCGGGTGGCTAATTTCAGTGACGCGCTGTTTGTGGTGCGGTGAATAGCCTGAGTGCGCAGGGAGGCGTCAGCTGATGGGTTACTACACAGGCCGAACCGGGGGGCTGATCTTCAACGGCAAGCCCGTTGCGAAGGTGCAGAACTGGTCTGTGGAAACCAGCGTTGATCTGCTGCCCACCGCTGACCTAGGCGCCGATGCGCGGTCGTTCATCCCATCGCTAAAGGGCGCAACCGGCAACGCCACCCTGATGTACTACCGGCTGGAGCCGGGCGAGTCGGCGCAGAAAACGCAGTTTACCGCACTGCTGGCCAAGATCCACAAGCGGGGCGCCATCACCGAACAGGACCGGGTATTCCTGGAGCTTGACGTAGACACCGGCGGAATTGACGACATCAAGATGTACGCCTACATCACCAGCGCTGTGATCGGCTCGGCGGTGGGTGAGCTGGTGGTGGTGCCGATTCAATTCACGATGGACGGAGACTTTGACGAGGCCATCAACCAGGCCAACTGATGACGCACTACCTCGGCACGAAGGGCAACGTCAAGCTGAGGCGTGGCACCAAGGCATTCATCGGCCGGGTGTCTGATCAGATCATTCCCGACGATGTGAACACGTCGCTCAATCGGCTGTCGTTTGATGGGGCGATTAACAATATATTGATTGGCGATCGTGTTGATATTACTACAACTGATGAGCGGGGGCTAGTGTGTTTTGCAGCTTCAGTATGGGGTGAGTCAACGGAAGTACCAGTCGCTGGCCTTACTGCGTTAAATGGAGCGCAGATTGTTACATTGAATGGGCTTCCAATTGTTGCGCTTGACACTCAGGTTATCAGCCAGCCGAGTGTGATAGCAGGAAAAAGTTTTACCGCATACGTGCATGTTAATGCTGTAGGTGGCCTGCGGTTCTTCCCGACCTTCACCGATGCGGTCAACAACGTCCGCGCCAATGAGATTCCGCTGGCAGCATTCACCGGCGACCCGCTGCAGATCAGCGTGCGCGTGCGTGATGTGCAGTTCAACCTATTGGGATCGGTGGAGGGCTACGAGTTCAACACCGACCGGCAGACAATTGACGCCACGAGCCTCAATGATCGGTTTCGCCAGCAGCTATCCGCCGGCCTGATCAGCGGCGCTGGGCGGATCGAGTGTGAGTTCAACTATCTCACGATCGGGCTTACTGAGCCGTCTCTGCTGCTGCTGCAGCTGATCCAGCGGGTGGAGATTGGCAGCGAGTTTGATCTAGCCCTGTATCTGACCGACAAGGACATTGATCCCACGGTTGATACGGTCTTCTACAACCTAACCGCCGTAGTGAATCGCTCCGGTGTGCAGGTGCGAGCTGGCGACATCGTGCGCTGCGCCATTGATTTTGTCACCACCGATGAAATACAGCTGGTGTATGGCAAGCCAGCTAACTATATCCTGAAGGAGGATGACGACCGCATCGAGCTGGAGCAGTCGCTGGACTACCTGCTGCAGGAAGTGGACGACTGAGCCCGTCCGTAGCCTGAGCCTGTGGACGGTCGCGGTGAGGCGCACCCTTGGCTGATCAGCGGATAACCCAGCTCACGGCCCTGTCAAAGGCGGGTGCGGCGGCTAATGATGTGGTGCCCATCGCCGACATCTCCTCCAGCGAGACCAAGAAGATCACGCTGAAGGATTTGGTTGCCGCAGGCATCGACCTGGTGGACGCAGGGGAGATCGACCTAGCCAAGCTGGATCAGACCAGCTACACCAAGCTGGGTGCTGCGGCGATCAGCGATGGCGTGCTCACCGCCGCCAAGATGTCCGCCGATGCGGCAACAGCCGTTGCGGTCACAGCCCCCAGCACGGAGAACCATCGCGGCCGCGGGTGGCTGCACAGCGGCACCGGCAATCTGCAGGTATGGGACGGCGCAGCGTTCCAGCAGGTGGTGATGCCCACCGCCGGCATCGGTGATCTGCAGGTGACCGCCGGCAAGCTGGCTGACGGTGCTGTGACTACCGCGAAGGTGTCGCCGCTCGGTTCGGCCGCCTATGCCGCCGGATCGGTGAATACCGCCGCGCTGGCGGATCTGAACGTGACCAGCGGCAAGCTGGCTGATGGGGCGGTGCTGGCCGACAAGATCGGCACGGGTGCTGTCATCACGGCCAAGTTAGGCGCCGGTGCAGTGACCTACGACCGCATTCAGAACGTCTCTGCTACCGATCGACTGCTGGGCCGCAGCTCTGCCGGTGCGGGGCCGGTTGAGGAAGTGCCGCTGACTGCTGCTGGCCGCGCCCTGATCGCTGGCGTGGATGCTGCAGCGCAGCGCAGCACACTAGGCCTGGGAACGCTGGCGACAGCATCCGGCACCTGGACTGACGGATCGACGTTCGCAGGCACCAGCTCGGGCACGAATACCGGCGATCAGACCATCACCCTCACTGGTGAGGTAACCGGCACTGGCACTGGGACGTTCGCCGCAACGATTGCCGATGGGGCGATCACCGAACTGAAGTACGCCGCACTGAGCATCCCCACCGGCGCGGTGAAGGATGAAGCAATCACCGCCGCCAAGCTGGCGGATCAATCCTCTGCGGTAGTGAGCAACGGATCGCCATCAGGCGATGGGGCATTCATCGGGCAGCAGTGGTTCAACGCTGCCACGGGTGTGGAGTGGACATGGACCGATGCAGGGTGGCAGGAACACCAAGCACCGACCATCCCTGAATCTGGTGTTCCCGACCTGAACGCCAGCAAGATCACAGCCGGCGAGTTCCCGACCGATCGCCTGGCGGATGATGCCGTGACCGGCGCCAAGCTGGCGGATTACAGCGTAGGGAAAATAAGCGAGGCGATTCAAGTTGCTGATTACATCAGCCAGCTGTATTTCAACCCATTGGATAAATCCTTCTTCATGTGGGATGGCAACGTCTGGCAGCCGATCGGGATCAGCACCGGCGCGGTCAAGTTTGCCGGCACCTATGACGCCTCCAGCAATAAGGTGGCCAGCACCACCGCCGAGGGCGCAACGCTGGGCCTAGTGGTCGGCAACGCATTGCCTGCCGCTGCAGCAGCCAACACGGGCTACTACCTGGTGGTGAGCAAAAGCGGCACCGGCACCAGCCCGGCGCCTGCTGTTGCGCTGGCGCCCCCGGACCTGCTGCTTTCCACCGGCACGGCATGGGTCGAGGTGGATACATCGGCGGGCTATACCACACTGACCGCCAGCGGTGTGAATTTTGTCCCTGCGGGGCAGGTCGCTGCCACCAACGTGCAGCTGGCGATCGAGGAGGTGAGCAACGAATGCCGTAACGCCAGCAACCTGTCCAGCGGCACCCTGGCGGTGGCTAGGGGCGGCACCAACCTAGCCAGCTACACCAAGGGCGATCTACTGGTTGCCAGCGGCGCCACGACTCTCGCCAGGCTGACGGTCGGTGCCAGCGGGCAGGTGCTGGTGGCAGACAATAGTACGGCTACGGGGCTGGCGTGGTCCAACAATATCAGCGGCAATGCCGCGACCGTCACCAACGGCGTTTACACCATCGGCGCGCAAACCATCGGCGGGGCCAAGACGTTCTCCAACGCACTGGTGAGCAATGGCACCTTCACCGCTAACGGCACGGTGTTCAGTTCCGGCATCCGCACCAATACCACCACAGGCGTGAGCGCCAACGTGTTCCTGAACACCACGAATGATCAGATGCAACGGGTCACATCATCGCAAAAATATAAGATTCACATTGAGACAGCACCACTGGCCGAAAGCCGCCGGATCCTGTCGGCTACTAGGCCGGTGAGCTACCTGCCCAACCCAAAGAATACCAGCGACGATCCGACTGTTAGAGTGTGGGGATTGATCGCTGAAGAGGTTGCAGAATATGCGCCGGAGATGGTGATGTGGGGCCTCGGCGGGGAGGCGGAAGGCGTGAGCTACGACCGCTTTGGCGTGCACCTGATCAATGTGGCGAACGACCATGAGGCCAGGATTGCCGCGCTGGAAGCAGCGCTGCAGTCTCTATCCTGATGGATAGGACAGGAGCCCCGATGAAAGACCAGCTAACCCAGCTAATCGCCGCCTACGGCGTGGCCCACGCCAGCGGCAATGCCATCCTGAAGCAGCTCGCTGCTGGCCAGCTGGATGCGTTTTTATCAGCGGTTGAGGTTATCCGGCCTGAGCCGGCTGCGCCTGAGGTGGTGGCTGCAGAGGTTGAGGGCCAGTGATCTACCCCGCCAAGCTGGACATCACGATCCTGCAGAACTCGACGTTTCGGGCTGTGTTCCGAGCGCTGCAGAAACAGCAGGCAATCACGGCGTTCACCGTCACCAGTGGCAACCCGATCTTCACCGTGCCGTGCCACGGCCTGATCGCTGGCAACAAGGTGGTGATCGTGCCACCGGGCAACGCAGAGGCCACACTGCCGGCAACGACCACGCCTGAGCCCCCGGACGTGCCCTGCGGGCTGGAGCTTAACCAGGTGTATTTCGTCTCGGCCACCGGGTTGACCAGTAGCGCATTTACCGTTTCCGCCACCAATGGCGGCAGCCCTATCACGGTGGCGAACACCGCGCTTGGCACAATGGTGATTGCCCAGCCGATCGATCTGACCGGCTATGCCGCTGACGCGGATGTGAAGGGGCTGATCGATGATCTACAAAAGGCCACCTTCACTTGTGCGCTGGAAACCGCTGCTGACGGCCTGGTGAGCATCGCCATGACACCTTCAACCGCCGCCGGGTTGGAGGTGGGCCGCTACGGGTGGGATGCCTCGCTGACCAGCGGCGCCGGTGAGCGTTACTACTGGCTGCAAGGTGTGGCAACAGTGGCGAAAACCTATTCGAGGAACAGCTGATGACTACGCTAAATGACGCTTCTCAGATCAAGATCTCCCTAGTCGATGATGGCCAGCAATCCGTAGCACTGGCGGTTGTCGTGCCCGGCATCCAGGGTCCCAGCGGCACAACGCTTGAGAATATCCCGCTAAGCAAGCTGGCGCCAGGCGCACTACCGGCGGGCGTCACCGTGGCGTCTGCAAACATCGTGGACGGTACGATTGTTAATGCTGACATCAGCAGCAGTGCAGCGATTGGCCTGTCCAAGCTCGCCACCGGTGCATTGCCATCTGGTGTCACCGTGGCGTCTGCAAACATCGTGGACG